TTTAATCCTTTATTTTTTCTAAAGCATCCCTAATTATCTGCAAATATAAAGTATCAATTGCCGGGCTCGTATCTACATAGCTCTGCTCATAGAACCTAATAGATTCAAGCGCTGCTTTACATATTTCCAATTGTTCACTCAGGCCAAATTTGGCTTTAGTCGTAGTCATTAATTGCCAGACCTTGTGAGACTAAAAAAGTTTTGATTAGCTACGGAGCTAAATGTTGGGGTTGTAGCATCGCAGTAACATCTGATAGTAACTACTTGACCAGCGTTTAATGGCACTGAAAATACAACTACTTCTGGATAAAGTGTCGATACTGCAGCTGCAGCAACTTGAATGTTTGTGTAAGCTTGTGCACCGTCTACGAATACGGCCACTACTCCTAATTTACCTAGACTATAGGTGGCTGTAATCGCTACTGAAGCTTGAATAGAGTAAGTACCACTTATTGGTATAGTATAAGAACCGGAAGCATATTGGTTGTGACTATCTCTAACTTTAGTTCCGAAGGTAGTAGTGTTATAAGCAGCGGCCAAAGTACCAGTAGGTGGAGCGCCTGTATAAAGAGCATTCACACTCTCACTCGCAGCAATCGTTGCTGGGCCTGATAGCTTTGAAATGTTTAACGTAGCCGCATCTAAAGTCAATGTGCTTACAGAGTTATTCCCAGCGGCAAAAAGCTTAACTGTTATCAAATCACCAGAATTACATTTTACTTTTCCGCTAAAAGGGCAACCAGTGAACGTTGAAACCGTTGGAGTTACGTCGGCACCTCTGATTTGTTCAACACCATTTACTTGGACTGATGCAAAATAGCGATTGGCCAATACATTTGTGGATACTAAGTTCAAGGAACCAATAACGTCATAGAAACCAGAACTTGGTGCTGGATATGCTGACCCATTCCAAACTCCATGTGTATCAAATGTTGCAGTAAAGGCTATAGCTGAAGAGTAACCAGCGGTTGGACCTAAACCAGAGCCATTACTAACACCACTAAAAGCCACAACCCTAGTATCAGTATCAGCGCTCATTACTGTGTTGGATGACCAGCCTACGATTGGGATTTTAGCGTAGAATCCAATTCTAGCCGCTGCGTTACCAAAAGGTATCAACGTACTTCCGACGTTGGATGCTGTATTGTTATTAATCAAAGTTAGTTGAGTGCTTGAATAAATGCCTACGGCCAAACCATAGGTTGTCGTACCGTCGTATCCAGAACCGGAACCAACGTCAGAGGCATACGCCACAGAACTACCACCAGTGACCTTGGTTAGGTCAATAGTATATCCGGCGGGAAGGTTAAAAGTATATGTCCCCGTACCAGAGGCACCGGCTACAGTTTGGTTATACTCATACCTAACCAATAAGGAGTCGCCTTCTCTTTTTGTGTATAATTGTTCTGTATGTGTACCTTTAGTAGGGCTTGCCGTTGACCCCTGAATGGCCATGGTAGGAATAGCAACCCAATCACTCATCGCAGCGCCTGATGCTGTGATTTGTTCACCTAAATAAAAATCATCTACGTAAAAGCTACTTGCTCCAACTGGTGCCACAGGATTGTAAATAGAAATTTGTAGATTAGTAGAATTTGAAGCTGTTTGGATTGTACCTGTGTATGTTCCTACTCCTGATCCTTGAACTATATTGAAGCAACCAGATGGTTGAATCCAAATATTATTAACCATGTCGTAAACTGCAACAGCATAAGTGTTTGTTGCGTCACCTGACATGACAGGAGCTCCAGTTACAGATTTATATTTGAACTTAATTTGCAAGACTTTTGCTTGCATTGAGATTGGAATCGGAATGGCCTGTGAAATATACATGTCACCAATTGTGCCAGCGCCACTCGTCGCGTAATTTAAAGAATACTTACCATTCAATTGTCCGCTTGAAACAACTGCAGGTGCTGTGGTATTTGCGCCCTTTGCCCTACCACCATTTGCAGCTGAGAATGCTGCAGCTCCTGATCCTACACTTGATGGAAAACCATTTGTGACTGTTGCACAACCAATCGCCGTCCATCCACCGGTGTCACCATCTTCAAAATCAAAACCAGACAACATCAAGTTATTATTGTTTATACTCGTATTAATATAACTCCAGTAACCGTTAATTGCATCAGCTTCGAAACTTGCTCCAGTTGTGAATGCTTGGTTTGCAATGAATACAGAGTTTCCATAGTAGACCATTGTTCCAACGGCTGTCACCACGCCACCAGACCATTGACTTATTCCGCCACCGCCTCCGCTAATACCTGGAGAAAATTGAATCATAATAACCTCAGAAAAGAGAAGAGCCCCCTGAGCTAGTCAGAGAACCCCTCAAGTAATTTAAATAACGTTGTAATATTTAACGATATCTTGGATTGGCCTCAAAACCACTCCACCAACAATGTTTGAACATGCTGAGTTAGCTCCACCAGATAAGTACATAACAACGTCATTTGCATAAAGAGTCGTAAGAGTGGAACCAATTTGAGGTAATGAAACCCCAACTGATAAACTCAATACTCCGCTTGTTCCGTATGATGTAATTGCAAATGTTGAACCTATGCTAAATACTGTGTAACCTGCTCCGACAATAAATCTTTGGATCTGGAAAATACCAGTAGGTGTTCCAGAGACGCCCTGACCTGAAAGTTGAATCATGTCAATAGACGATGGAGTTGGAATCATACCAATCACCCATGTTTGACCTGTTCCAACTACAGAGCCCGGAGCCCCTAAATCAAACTCCATAGGATATCGTTTGAGTGATGCATCTGAATCGCGATTAATTGCGCCCATGTTGCACCCCTACAGCATTCCGAAATGTGTTTTCACATCCTGAATTGGTTTAAGTACGATTCCTAGTGAAAGAAACTTAGATGCTGTATTTGCAGCGCCCGTTGTTACTGTCAAAAGATCATTTGGCAATACGTTTAGTAATGTCGATCCGTAAGACGCCATTAAAACACCGCTTGAACCAAATGTACTTGCACCGAAAGCACCAGCTCCACTTGTTCCAAACTCTGCAGTTAGGTTTGATGTCCCAACTCCAAAGATGATAGTCGTAAAACCTGTACCAGTGATAAATCTGTTGATAGCAAATGCGTAAGTTGGTGCGCCTGATAAACCCCAAGCTGCAATTTGCGCCTCCTCGATAGTACCAGCGAATGGAACAATACCAAGGTTAAGGGTTACACCAGTTGCAACAGCTGAATAGTTTGCTTCAAAAACTTTTCTTTGTTCTGTTGTATCAAGAGTTCTGTTTAAGATTCCCATTTATAAAATCCTTTCTTAATTGTATTTAATCATTTTGTCAGCTCGTCTCTCGACACTGACTTGTTTATTCATATTTGCGGTAATAGTATCACTGAAAGCTTTCTTAAACTGAGGAGCCATTTCCCTTGCAGAATCTTCTGTTTGATTCTTTATTAATCTGTCCTTTTCTTGATCTGCTTTTTCGTAATCTTTAAACAAACTCTCAAGAACATCTCTATTTTGTGAATCAATCATTCGAAGCCTGTCCCACACAATCATCTTAGACCATGAGGCTGGCTTCCCGTTTCGCTTCCAATTCTCAGTCAACGCAAATATGAAGTGAGGTGAGTCCTTCAAAACAGTCAATGACGTTCCGTCGAGGTCGTAAGACTCCCAACGGTGAGACTTTCTATAAACATGATGTTGTTCACCTACTTTTTTACAGTAGAGAAGTCTATCATATAATTTTAAATACTCCGTCATTGACTGTTCGTAATTCATTTTATCCTCTAATTACTAGGGTGATGTGTAACCAGTTAACACGCCAATTGCAGCTGGTTGTTCAGGAAAGAAATTCGTGAAATGTCTTATACGAACTTCTAAACTATCAACGTCACTGTCTGCAATGTACATAGATCCTGTTTCATCCGCGAATGACATCGCACAAAGTTCATACATCTTACAAGTTTCAGCTGGTAAGAAGATGATACGTTGAGGACTGTCTTTATCTGGAATTACAGGAATTCCATTGAAATCAAGGTAGAATTTACCTTTGTCTCCGAATGTTCCATCACCTTCCATTGTGTTTGAATAACGCTTATCAGGCGTTAACAATTTCTGGTAATAACGAAGAGTCGTGAAATCAGTCCAACAAGCGTTGTATGATCCAACGTTACCACGTCTTAAACCTTCGTTGAAAGGAGTCTGCATTGCATCGATTGACAAGATAGGATTCGGAGCAGATGTCAAATCTGTTACGTTACCTTGGAATGCCAAGTTAGTTGCACGGTTCACACCATAGATAGTGCTAGTAGCACCGTCCATTGCGTAATAGATACCTTGGATTTCGTTACCATTTGAATTCGAACGAATCAACTTGTAAGCTGCACTTGCAGTTACTGGTTGATCAAGAATCAATGTTGCAGTCGAACTTGATGCAGTTCCAACTGAAATACTGTTCACAGTGATACCTGATTGAATCAGGTTTGCACTTGCATCGATAATATCAAATGTAGTGTTCACATCGATGTATTTCAAAGCAGGTTCAGCACCTGTTCGACCAGCGATAACAAGCGTAGTGCTTGCAACAGCTGCTGTAGAAACAACCGCTAGATCACCAACTCCATTCCAACACAACTGTCTTGAAATATCGGTTTTCATATCTTTGTATCCCATTTCAAGCTCAAAAGCTGCAGAACGAACAAATGATCCGATATCACTTTGTGAGGCCTTGATCATTGGACCAGTAACTGCAAAACGAAGATAGTTGAACTTCGCTTGAATTGTTGCTTGAACAGTTGTTTGACGACCTTTTTTCGGAAGCGCGCCGCCGTCACTTGTTGCTCCAATACCTTGACCGCGAGAAGTTCTCAAAGGACGCACTACTTGGTAGCCTGACCAGCCTTCTTTGATTTTCTCACAAGCTCTGTATATTGGAATCTCTTCGTTGATCAAATCAATCATTGGGCCTTGGTAGAAGTTTTTCAACTCTGCCAGACCGGAGGTAATTGTCTGTGTTAAATTAGCCATTTTAATAACCTTTCATTATTTTTAAATGAACATTAGCGACCAGTAATCTCTTTAAGAGCGTTCTTAGTCACATCACCAATGCTCTTGAATTTTTGAGGAGCGTTCGAAATGGTACCACTACCACTGTCAACATCTCTCCCTTTTGCATTTGCTTTCTTCTGCTCTTTCACTAGTGATCCATAACGGTCACGCAACATTTGTTTCATCTCGTTATCGACTTGCTTAAAGGTTTCTGACCATAACGAATCGTCTACTTTAGTTCCGTTATTATAGGCCTCATAAACTCTTCCAATAACCAATTCAGGAATTGCATCCTTATACTCCTTAGAATACTTCTCGATACTTTTATTTATCTCAGTTGTAGTCTTTGCAGTTTGTTGTTCATCGTAGAATTTCTCAAGCTTTTGAACCTTACTCATCATTTCGATATCAGGAGTCTGATTCTGTTGGTTGACATTGTTATTACCTTGATTGCTTTGTGTGCCTGATGCCTTGCTTAAAGTGTCTTTTAGATATGTATGAAACTTCTCAGGATACAATTCTAAAAACTTTGCAGCTAGGTTCGGATTATTCGCCACAGCCAACAAGTCCCAATGAAGGTTGTTGTAATACTTCTCATCTGATTGGCGCTCTGTTTCATATGTTTTGCGCTCGTCACTGAGAGACTGTGTTTTGCGAGTGTAATCTTGTTGGCGTAAAATAGCTTTCTCTAGATCTTTTGCAGTCCATTCTTTGCCTTGATAGCGAAACTTCTCTAGCTTCTCAAGATCATGAATAGCTTGAGTTGCCTCAGCGCTTTGTTCACGATCCGGTCGAGCGCTAGCACCAGCTGGCTCTTCACGGCGTTCAATTTCATTTACATTCTGAGTACCAGCATCAGCATTACCTGAGAAAGTTCCGGTGTATTCAGGAAATCCACTCATTATTTAAATCCTTTGATGTTTAGATAAATAATTTTACCTAATTAATATTTTCGTTCTTTAGAGATGCTTGCAAATCTTTCTTTTGCCTTGTCTGCAACTCTCTCTCTCAATGACCCGGCGCCACGACCAGCGTGTGACCCACCGTGTCCGCCAAGAGCTTTTAGAATCTTGTCTAGCTTGTCACTCTCAGCTTGTTCGTGCTCAGCTGGATGATTTCCATCTGTATTTACTCCCATATTATCAACTTCGTGTTCATTTGGCTCGCCAGACTGAATCATGTCATGTTCAGCCATTAGCTCGTCATCATGTTCAGCTCCGGCTCGTTTTCCGTGAACAATCGGAGGAGCTAGGTCTGATCCAGACTTCTCATGCTCATGAAGTGAGTGAAGATCTGGATGATCACCATTCTCACCACCTTCATGCATTGAGTCCCCGTCATGAATCATGTGTTTTTTATCTTTGAATCCCTGCATTTTCTTTTGAAGTGCTGCCTTCATAAAATCCATTTTAATATTCTCCTATCATCTGTGTATTGGCGGTAAGTGGTTTGCATTCGGTACTGGCTGTTGTTCGATAGGTGGCGCTTGTTGACCACCTTGTGATGTGACAGGCATTTGGGACATTAGCTGATGTCCTTGCATCTTAGATGTTTGAACTGCATGCTCTGCCATGTTTTGGCCTTGTGCGATTGAAGGATTTAGTGTTTGGATACCAGCCTGAATTCTCCACTCCATTACCCATATAAATTTTTGTTTTTGTTGATCAGATAAAGTATTAAATTTGTCACTTATTCTGTATTCGTTCATCATTTCAAGATGACAAGCCTGGTTATCAAACTCAGACATGTTTTGTTGCAACACTTTGTCATCTTCTTTTTCAATTGCTTCGATAACTCTCTTAACTTGAGCTTCGTCAAGAGACTGTTTCTTCCACATCTCGTTTGAATCCCCAAACTCAGTCCATTTACATACTTTTGAGAGTACTTTTGGGTCACCAACTGGCCCAAGAAGTCCCATTTGGTAAGAATTTAGAATATCTTGGCGTCTCAAGACCTTACTCTGGGGAATTGTTGATCCCTCAATGACAATAACGTCGAAGTTTTCTTTCAAATCATCGCCCATGAAGTCTTTTACACAATACTCAAGACCCTCGCCGGCGATTTTTAGTGTCCTTGGGAGTTTGTAATACTCATGAGCATATTTTAAAATTGCAGACCCAAGCTTAGCATAAGCAATTTCGTTTCTTGTGGTCGTAACACCGATCCGGGTCTGATCCTGCTCTTGCAAGAAGGCCATACCTTGAGCTGGTATTGATGCGCTGGGCAAAACACCGCGTGAAATCTCGTTGATACCTGATACGAAGTCGAATTCATGATCAAGAGTTTCAATTTCTTTGTAAGCATACGGAGGCATTTGCGGAATGACCATGGCTTTTGGCTCAGACGCTCCCGGTACCATGTTGTACTCGACAACCTCACCGTTATCATTGTTTATTGCTTCCTGGCCCAAGCCAGAACCTTTTGGCGCCATGTACTTACCGGCCAAGAGTTTCCTCACCCAATCAGCCATTTTAGTTCGCGAGATATTGTACTGATCTTGAATAGGTCTAAGGTGAGTGATGATAGCTTCAGAATCATACCTTCCACCGATTACGATATCGTCTATTTTGAAAATATCGTACTCACCGATCGGAAGTTCTTTGTCCTCAAGGAGGATTCCACTTGCCGTAACAATCATACGACCTCGAGGATGATCCTCACTTCTCTTTTCATAATAAACCAGCTCGATAGCTGCGTTTTTCATTTGGTCCTGAGTCTGTGCACCCACGATTCCAACACTGGTAAGAGAATTAGACTTCATGTCATAGGTAGTAGACAACAACCAGGTGTCTTCCTCTTTGACCGCATTTCCACGCTCTGGCCACTTAGCTTTAAAATAGTCTAGCTTTCGCACTCGCACTTTTATGATCCAGGCCGCCTCATCAAGAGTCTTTGCCAAAGGATCTCTGAAAATCTCAAGAGCATTTAGAACTTCAATCCTGATATCACCCTCATATCCCTGAAACTCATTTGTCTCAGGGTCGTACATCGGCTCGCCCAATGTTGGGTCCCACATAGCTTGCAAGTAAGCACTGCCTCCCTGCATAGCATTCATGTGAGCATCTTGTCGTTTTTCATTGAAGCGCTGTCTCTGAAGCACGTTATCTAGGACTTGCATTCCCAATCTTGATGCATCTTTGTCACCAGTTGAGTTTGAGTTTGGTCGGACATCATACCTCGGAGGCGATTGAGTGATCCGGGCCAGCCTATTTTGAATTGTTGGCAAGATCTTGTTAATCTTGAATCTGTTTCGGCTGATCTTTCGCTTTGGATCTATGTTCTTAAATTGCCTGTAAGTTGTGTCAAAATAAACACCATCAAATCCTAGTAAATAGGCAACGTTGCAAAGATAGATTCCTTCTTGTGCAATACGAGAGTTTGTTTGTCGAACGAGGTCTATCTTTGATTTTACGTAACCTACGAGTTGTTTCTCTTCCATCGTTTGGTCTGATGGTTGTTTGATTGGCTCAAGATCATCATTGGCGATCTTTGACTTAAAGAATGATTTCGTGATGTCAGATATTCCCATGATTCTCCAGTTGGGGTTTTCTTGATCACCAAATCAGTCCAAAAGTAGGGTATTGATTGGCAGTAGCTGAATATGTCTATCGGCCTAGCATTCCGTTGAGTTCAGCCAGAACCTGAGCATTTTGTGCCTCAATTTCTTTTTGATCATCATCGGTTTTTACTTTCTCTCTCTCGAGAGTTTTTGGATAATTTTTTGCGATAACGTAGTCAGGGTAGTTTTTAGATAGTAATTTGTCAATAAGGTCATTTTGAATGCGACTCCAGTAAAGAAACTGAAGCACATTCACGCCTATTAATATCAAAACTAAAACCATTGGCCAGGGTTCTATCATCTTAGTTTATTCGCCTTCTCGTTAGCCTCGTAGTTGTAGAACTGCTCGGCAGTCATTTTATCAATTGAATCATTGTGATCTTTTGTCCCTGCAACATAAACCTTCACACCTTTATAAGTCATGTATCTGTTCGCTTGCTTTCTTGTTAAATGATCGAAAAGTCTTTGAGTTACCTCAACATACTCAACATCCTCAAGAGGAGCATTCCCAATTGCAAACTCAAACTCCGGAAGATTGTCATAGATCACTCCCTCATCTGACTTAGGTGCGTCGAATGGAGTCTCTGGTTGTTTTGGCAATCTGTTCGAACCAGCTCTTGGCTTAATCTCTTCAGTATTCTGTTCTTTGCTCATTTGGATCTTTCCCTTTCTTAAGTTGTTCAATAAACCAACGCTCATACTCTGGAGAGTTCGGAGCTGGTGCTTTTATGTTTAAAACTGGAGTCGGATAAAATACCAACTGTTCAGTGTAACAAGCTGCGTCAATGATGTCATCATGAGCACCTCTTGGGAAGGAAAGTAGCTGAGACTCAAAGTCACTCAATCCCTTTGCCAAGAACACCTTACCGAATTCGAATCTTGGAACCATGCTGAGAATTCTCATTTCCTTCGTCTTGTTAGTTGGTGGCTGAAGACCAGTGATTGGCAAGAATTCAAGTCTCTCTCGCATCTTCTCGCCCAAGAAATGAAGTATCACATTTTGAAAAGCAACCTTCTCAAACCCAAGACCCTGCAACTCATAGTGTTTGTGCAGTCTAAACAGCATCTCAATAATTTGAGTAGGGTTTAATTTATATTGTGCGGCATGTCTAACATACCAGTTTTGATCAGTGTCAACGCTAACAACGCAAACACCTGTGTAATCAGAAGTATTAGTCTGAGTACTGGCCGGATCGACTGTGGCAAAAGTGTAAACATTCTTTGGGATCTGATCATAATATTTAAACCAAGACTTTTTAAAAGTTTGAAGATCGCTAGGGATAATTTCGTTCAAGTATTGGTTTGAAAATATGTAAGAACCTTGAGTCATCTTCTGATTCTCAAGATATTCTTTAGTTAACTTCTCAGGAAAAAATAACGAGCCATCTTCGTTGTAGGCCCGTTTATAAACTACTTCCCATTTCAATGTCTACCGCTGTCTCTGTTTTGCTTTTAATAATGCATCGTTAACATCATCTTTATTGTCTTGACCCATGAATTGCAATGCATTTAAGCCAAGACCTAATGGACCACCGACATAATTTACTGGATCACCGGCCATGCTAATAACTTTTCCCATTGTCGGAGCAACTGATTTATCAGGTGTTATGTCAATTTGATTAGCAATTGCATTAGCAAGCTTGTCTTTCATTCCTTCATAATAAGAAACACCTTTTTTAATGTAAGGAACTGGTGAAAAATCAGGAGTATCTTGTTGTGATGCACCAGCTCCAATTAATCCTCCAGCCATTATTTTTGAAGAGTCTTTAAATCGTGGGTCGAAAGCGGCGTTTGATGATCTGATTTGATTTGGTTCAAATACTGCAGCTATGTCCTGCTTTACTTGATTATTTGAATCAGCTGGGTCATAGGTATTCTTAAATAAAACACCTGTCTTGCCTTTCTCTTGCGCTTGGTTCATTTCATTGGCATAGGTTGTATCTCTGTATCCTTCGCCCTTATAGTTTTTAACGTGGATATTTTCACGAGATCCTTTTAGACGATACTCACCAACGTTTTGTCCAACTGAATTTAGAGTATCCTTTCCAGATTCAATTGCCTGTTTAAGACCAATAAGTTCTTCCGGGTTCTTTGACGCAGACTCTAAATATATGTTCAACATGCTATCATTAGCGCCAGATGCTACAAAATCCTTAAATTTATTGAAATAATCATGTTTAAGTTTACTTATTTGATCATCACTTAAAGGATCTTTAATTCTAGAGTTTAGATTATCAATCATGCTTTGAGTTTTATTTTTCGACCAGTCTTCTAAGGTTGTTTCTGGTGGCACAATTCCCTGACGAATCTCTCTTTCATAAGTAGATTTATACCATGGTGGTGGTTCACTAAAGAACTTTTGAGCTTTCATGGATTCATCTGAATATCTTTTATTGTTATATTCTATATAACGTGCTTCTTGCCAGGCATCTCTTATCTTATCAACATCACCATAAGAAATTTTTTTTTGTACAACATTGCCATCAGATGATTGTCCATACTCTTTAAATAATCTGTCAGCTGTTTCTTTTTCGTTTGAGTTTATTTTACTCTCGTAATCAGGTCCATACTTGGATTCAAGAGAATTAACATAATCATTAAATTGTTTACCTGATGCATGCTCTCTTATGCTTTCCCTAGAAATTCCCTTATCAGCTGCAAGGTTTGCGTAATCACTTGCAGTACTAGGATCTGAAGCAAAGAAAAATCCTTTTTTAGAAGACTGCGCTCCAGTGTTGGCACCGAGTGCTTCCTTTTGAAACTCTGGAATATCTACAGTTGAACCATGATACCAATTTCTACTACCAAATCCCATATCCTTAGATCTTTGAGATTGGTTACCATAGACTTCATCTAATGCATTTAAGTACTGGCCTTTTGCCTCACCCCTTAAAGCTGTAGATATTTCAGGAGTCGCAACGTGTTCAATTGCGCTTGAAGCATTCATTAACTTACGTTTTGCAATGCCAAGAGCCTCAGCTAGAGCGTCGAATTTTCCCATATTATCACCACACTTGTTCTACGTGGAACCTATAGTAAAGTCGCGCCAGCTGTAAATAAGAAGTTTATTGCAACTGTAGCACTTGCACCTGAAGCTGCAAGCCAAAAAGCTGCAGGACCATTCCAAGGATACATCTCACCAGTCACTAATGGATAACCACCAAGACCAGTCACAGCCGTTGCTCCACCAATCGATATACCTGCAACTTGATTTGGCAATATCTGAATAGTTGCACCTGTAGTTACAGCAACCAATTTCATTTGTCCGCCGCAACAACCAGCTGGTGGCTTGATTAAAGTAGGGAATGTTGTGCCAGACAGTGGAACGAGTGGGATTTGAGTGGCGCCAAAAGCAAAAGCTTGATTCATGTTGACTCCGAGTTAGAGAATATTTTCTTGTTCAATAGACTTTTCAATTGTGCTTAAATTGTAAACCCCTGTCAATGGAGTTGTCTTAAGTCCTAATTCGTTTAGGATGATATGTCCAATCAAATCATTCTCTGAATACCTTGTCCCAACAACAATATAGATACCACCAGGCTCTAGAATTGATAAGTTGTACTGATAATGAGCGATTACTTTTTCGGCATTCTCTTTTGAGGCTGTGTTTCTAGGTGAATTGTAGTCATCGCCCAAGATTATGCTGTAATGTTGCCCGACCCTAGTTGTCCCAATACCACCTGCCGTTATGCTGGCCTCTTTGTAAGGCTTGGTCCTTTGTTTGATGATAATCTCATCTTGATTCCAAAGTGAACCTTTGTATTCACCAAACAATTTTCTTAGGTTTTCGTTACCTTCCAAGTGATAGGTTATCTCACGAAGATAAGTGCATGAGTTTCCATAGAGTTCTGAATCTATCAAAATCCTCTCATTAGGATTTCTGTTCAATGCAAATATTGGGAATGCGATTGTGCATAAACTGGACTTGAGACATCCACGAGGTAGGACGATTAGTTTTCTGTTGTTACTCGATTCCAGTGCGGTGATCACTTCGCCATGGGTGGTCATCGTCACATCTTTATAATCCAATATTGAATGTGCAAGAACAAACAACGAAGACTTCACCATCTCAACAATTTTATTACTTGGATTCATCTTCTTTGGATTCTTTTTCTTTCCTTGTTCCTCTAATTGTTGGAATCGTAAATATCTTATCTCGGTGAATATTCATTTTCTCAGCTGCAGCCAAAATCTTTTCTGCAAGCTCTTTGTCTATTGGGCTACCTTGAAAAGTATTCTCAACATAGACGTCTGCTTTTTCTTCCACTCGTTCTTTTAAGATATTTGTAACAAGATATTTTAATGCTGTAGAATTGCCTTTTTTAGCCTGTTCCCACATGATTCTTCTCACTGATGCTTTTCCGTGCTCTCTTCCACTTGCTATAATAGCCGAATACTTGTTTTCCAAAGTATCAACGCTACAATCAAAGAATGCAGCCATCTCTTTCATTGTACAACCAATTGAAGATAAGAACTTAATGTCCTTTTCTGATAATATCTTTGGAGCAGTTTTGCCAGACTTAGGCACAGTACTTTTCTTCACTACAGTATCCATTATTTATTCACAAACTCATGTCCACATACAGGACATGTAACTGATTTATTGTTTATCTCGTCATCTGATTTATCATCGGTTTCATCTTCTGTGATTGGATCTGGCTCTAGTTTGAAATCTTTTATTCCAAGCATCTCAAGATCAAATGGTCCAAGTTCACCAATGTCATCATGAATACCGCTTAAATCAAGGATTGACCATTCAGCTATCGCATTATCTGATTGAATGAATGTGTACTCAGCTTCATCTGATTTGAATTCTTGATAAACAACAGGAAACCATTTCACACCAGCTCTTAGTGCTGCAAGCCTTCTGCCGTGACCTGCTACTATAAACCCAGACCTGTTTGAAATAATAATTGGATGCCTTATTCCATGATACTTATACATTTTTGCAAGGCGTTCAATTTGATCTTGACCGTGTTTATTTCGGTTTTTAGGGTGATCTTTGAGAGTGAGTGGATCTACCAGCTCATCATATTTGCAGTATGTTTTAATTTCTGTTTCAACTTTTTTCACTTCATCAGCTACATCGACAGTAGTCTTTCGACTTGTCTTTGTCGTTTTGATTTCTTTTTTCATATTTACAAAGTCGTTCAATTATGAGAATTAATCAAGCGAATGGTAGGACCTGGCTTGAAAAACCTTACCTTAAGTGCTTTTGGCGAGAGTTTCTTCGTTCAAAGGCCATGGTTCTACCACTTTTAGACCTAGACGTTTCAGATTGATCCATAAAAATCCTGCCCTTGCAAAAGTAAAAGTATGCTCATACCATAATCAACAGTAGCAATTAGTATCGATTATTAAAAGCCTTATGGGGGTTTTCTATGGATTTTAAAGCAGAGTTGATCAATTTATTGAAGCCGTTGTTGAAACAAGTTTTGACTAATATCGTATTTCCAGAGCTCGAGCTCGTTGTAAAGAACAGCCCTAACGCGGTTGACGATGCTGTGCTGGCTGCAATGGAGCCTATGTTGAAAGAGGCATTAAACAATGCGATCGATAAGATCTAGTCTATGAACCTCTTAGGAATTGTCATAATAAAGCTCATCGAAGATCTTCTTGCCTTTGTATTCAAACTCATTGGCAAGGAGTACACTGACTATGAGACCAGAAAGGCCAACGAGGCAAAGAACAAGCAAAATGTTCTTATCTCAGAGAAGGCAACCTCTGTCGAAGAGCTGAGGGCTGCAAATGAGAAACTTCTTAATAATAAATAGTTTCTTATTTATTGGATGTGAAAGTACTCGTTTTCCTGTAGATTCGCTTTATTATGTGAATCAGGTCGATGACATTTGTGAAGAGTGGACCATAAACACGAATGACGTGACCTTCTCATTCAACAGGATGCTTCCATATACCGAATGCGCAGCGGTGTTCGGATTCAAGGCAAAAGAGATTGGAAAAGTGACACAATGGGCCAGAGACATGAAGGTTAAGGCTCAAGAGTGTCGATAAAAAGGCAAGTTAAGTTTTCTTAACCTTAGTGCAGCTCTTCGTCATAGTCAGTGGTTACGTGGTGTAGGATGTCGTGCATTGAAACTCCTGAGCGCTCGCAGGTGATTTGAAGAGCGTCGACCAGGGCAACGGCAAATGAGACCGGGTGAAGGTCGTCATAGTCAGCGTGGACGTCTAAAATGTCCCGAACGACATTACTTTGCTCGTTTTGATCCAAATCAATCTCGATGAAATCTTCTTTCATGGTCATAACTCATTTATGCAAGTTCTGCATATTTATGCAAGGTCTGGTTAGTCCAGTCGGTGTAGGCTAACCTCTTGCCCTAAATAGTAGCAACCATCATTTGTAAAGAATTCGTACTCATCATGTCCCATGAGCTCTTTTGTTGCAAATAAGACACATAGTGGATATCCTTTTGAGACACCGCGCTTAAAAATGTCCTTTGGGATTTCGACAACAATTCCGTTCCATCCAAGCCATTCAACTCTAGTTCCAATTGGGAAAACCATATTGACCTCATTTGATTTCATAAATTTCATGATATTAAATGATCACAACACTGTCAGCTTAAAATAGGAAAATTGTAAAAAAGAAAATAGCCCTTACATTTTTTGGGAATATAAGAGCCATCGTCTTAGTTGTTGTCAAACTTAGCAATGAATGAGGTCTTGTTGAACCTAGTTTAAAATGGGTCTTTGAGTCAAATTAATTTTATATTGTCTGGTGATTTTTGATCGAGTAACTCTGATCGAGTTATTGAGACGAGCCGGTAAATGTTTACCGGCAAGATCTAGAATCTGAACTGGTGGTAAAGTCAGATCTAGATCTCTTCTCGTCTCCAGTCAAGTCCAAAGTGGCGATTTAATGACTGGTCAGAAAGCCTAAAGAAGGCGTCTCAATTATATTTAATAATATTAAAAAAAGAGGGGTATTGCTATGGCAAGAATAAATATCGAAGATTCAATTTATCAAGATTACAGATTTATCGACCTTAGAGAAAAAGTAGGCGATCATTATAAGGCATTGGGTATTTTGATAAGCGCATGGGCACTTGCTCAAAAGCATTATTTAACGACCGTTAACGACCGTTCCATTCCGTTCAACGAATGGGATCGGTCCCCATTCGGAGTGATACTTGAGGTCGGATTAGCTACTAAAGGCAATATGGGGGTCAAATTGTGCGGATCAGATAAGCAGTTCTCGTGGTTATTACAGAGATCAAATGCTGGAAAAACAACCAAAACAACCAAAAAAGACAAACGACCGAAAACGGACGTTAAACGACCGCTAACGGTCGAGCAACCTCTTACTCTTACTCCTACTCTTACTCCTACTCCTACTCCTACTCTAGCTCCTGCTCCTACTGGTTTCCCGAGTACCAAAATTTGGGAGTCTTATCGTGATGCCTATTTATTGCGCTATGGTGTTGAGCCAGTGAGAAATGCTAAAATCAATTCACAGATCTTCCAAGTCGGCAAGCGCCTTGGATCCGATGCAATCGAAGTTTGTAAATTTTTTCTTACACACAACAACTCGTGGTATTTGCAAACTTCACATTCGGTCGATGCGCTTTTGAAAAATGCTGAGTCGCTGCATTCGGAGTGGCAACGTGGAATTCAAATCACGCAAACAAAAATTCGTTCATTCGAAAAGGCAAACCAAACTCAAGAATTAATCGAAAAAATTAAACGGGAAGGTGTTTAGATGTGGACTCCAGAACAGCGCAAGGAATTTTCAATTGCCTATGCTTTAACATGCGACTTTTTTGATCGCAAGATTAGCACAGAATTTATACAAATGGTTTTAAGCGACCTAGAAGGCTCTAGGTTTGATTTTTGCATGAAGGCCCTCTCTTTGTATAGGCTTGACAATAAAAATCGATTCTGGCCAAAGTCTGGCGATATTTTGGCTATCCTACGGGCCATAGATATCGGAATCATAGACCCGACAGAAATTGCCAATGAAATTTACTCTCTTGCTGATAAAAAGGGATATAACTGGCATGAAGGATTTTTTTATGATGTAAGCAATCGTTACTGGCGCGGAAAAGGAAATGTTGTTTTCTGGAACTTTGAAGAGGCTGTTAATTCATATCTTGGGTTTAATGGATTTTACTATGTTTCGAAACTTGGTGGATGGCAGAATATAACACAGGCAAAACAGTTAACCGATCGAGGTCAATTCATAGCTCAGTTTAGAGATATATTAGAAAATGCTTTAGACAAAGGTGCTATAGAGTCTCTTTCAGATAGAAAAAGTAATTATTTAAAAAGCAACGACAACATTCTTACTAAAATTGGTACAGAAATAAAAACTATTGACTTGTAACAAAGCGTTATGTTAGGTAGTTCAAACAAACCACAGAACCAGGAGAATCCGAAAGTGGCCACAATCAAAGACCTAATACAGCTCTCAAGCCTTATTGAATCACAACTTGTTGAAAATAACGGCGAGCTGACCGAATCTCTAGAATCAATGCTCATTTACTCAGAAGGACTGCTTGCAGATAAG